TTAGAACAGCATGACCTTGTTGGTCTTGAGGAAGTCGCTGACGCCCTTTTCCTGCACGATCTGGGGCCTGCACCGGATCAGGTCGCGCAGAAGCACGATGCTGAACTCCACGGGCAGGCGGGGCAGCAGCGTGGGCACGATCTTGAGGATGCCGTCGTTTTGGGCGCCTGCCACGAGGAAGGACACGAGCACCCACAGGCGGTCAAGCTCGGTGGGGATCGTCGCGCCGGCGGGGTCGGCGATGATGGCGTCGATTTCCTTGCGCAGCACGGCTTTCTTTGCAAAGGTCAGGAACTCGACGGCGGGGCCGGTCCCGACGATGCCGGGGATCACGTCGCGGGCTTTGGCAGGGCTGCCGAACTTCGCCACCACGTCGCTCACCATCTCCCAGCTGCGGGGCGTCGCAAAAGCCTGCTCGTCCTCGGACGCAGCCTGCAGCAGCTGCGGGCGGTACTTGAGGAAGGCGGTGACTTCGGGGATGATGCCGCGGTTGGTGGCCCAGGCGTGCCAGTCATCGGGGTCGACCTCAAGATTGAGGTGGATGAAGCGGTTGGCGAGCGCGCTCGAGAGCCTGAAGGTCACCGCCTTGTCCTCGCGGCGATTGCCTGCCGCAATGATGCGCCAGCCTTCGGGAAGTTCGTATTCGCCGACCCTGCGGTCGAGAATGAGCTGATAGAGCGCGGCCTGCACGAGAGGAGGCGCGGCGTTGATCTCGTCGAGGAAGAGAATGCCGGGCTTGTCGGACTTCTTCGGCAGGAAGGACGGCGGGCACCAGACGGCCGTGCCGTCCTGGATCATCGGAATGCCGCGCAGGTCGGTCGGATCGAGCAGGGAGGCGCGGATGTCGATGAGCGGCATGCGGCGGCGCTCGGCGATCTGGCGCACGATCGAGCTCTTGCCGATGCCGGGGGCGCCCCAGATGAAAGCGGCCCAGGGCTGGTCGAGAAGGTTTTCAAGTACGGTGGTAAGTCGCGAGGCTTTCATGTTGGTGGTTCGTTGGCTTCCGTTGAGAGGTGTGGGTGCCGTCCTGCAGGACATGCAGGAAGCGGTGCCATACAGGAGGCATTCTATTGGAGGTGCGGAAACAACGCGTCCCTCGTTGTCCGGCCGGTCGGCCTTGTGCATGCGCGCGGCGGAGGAAGAAAAAGGAGGTGACCCTAAAATGGAGTTTGAAATCGGACAAATTTTCGAGGGCGAATATCCCCCAGAGGCGGCGTTTTGGTGTAACGATTGTGGGGATCGGTACATCAAAGAAGTTGAAGCGACACTGGATGGTGTACCGCGCTTTCAAATTGTCAAAGTGCTCGATCTAACAGACGAGGAGATTGCGGCTCATGTGCGCGCTGAACGCGACATGAAGATCGCCGAGACGGACTACCTCGCAATGCCAGACTATCCTCTTTCGGATGGAGAACGTGTGCAGGTCTTTGCCTATCGTCAGGCGCTTCGTGACGTACCGACACAGGAAGGTTTCCCACGCGAAGTGGCATGGCCTGACGTGCCGGCTGTGTTCAAGAGAACGAAAGGATAAGCAAACGCCCGGATAAACCACCGGGCGTTTAGCTTATTTGGATACTGTTAACGAGCGCAGCAGGTTTTCCCATTGGTCCCAAACACGCTCCGGGGCATATGCCTTCATGTCCTTTTGGGCGACGTTCCCAAAGCGAATACGAAGAGACTCGTCGCTCATAAGCTTCGAAAGTGCCTCAGCCAGGCTTTCAGGCGTGTCGTCGCAAAGGAGGCCGTTTTCTCCGTCACGTATGAGTGTGTTCACTGCAGGACACTCTTTGCATCCGATAGCGGGAAGCCCCATAGACAGGGCTTCTGTCAGTGCTAGCCCCCATCCTTCAAACTCTGAAGGAAACGCGAAGATTGATGCGTTCTTTAATTGCAATGGGACGTTGTCGGTTGCGCCGCAAAGACGAACGCAATCTTCGAGTCCGTTTTTCTTAATCACAGACTTGACAGTGACTGTGTACTTTGTGTCGCAGTGGGTTTCTCCCCAAAGCTCAAGTTTCCATGTCGGGAACTTGTCTTTGACAAGAGCAAAAGCTTCAATTAAAAGCGTTTGGCGTTTTTCAGAGGAGATGCGCCCGACGTTGATGATAGTGTTGGAGCTACGATTCGCCGATATGGGAAATTGAGGAACACAATTAGGAATGACCTCGACAGTTGCTGATGGAAGAATATCAAGAAGGACGTCTACAAACTCCGGGCGCAGCACCTGCACAATATCGGAGGCCTCTGTCGCTGTTTTAATTCCACGCGGAATGTTTGGCGGGAAATAAACGGCTGGATACCCGTGAAGCATGGTCACAACCGGAATCGAATCCCCGACAATTCTTTTGAGAATATAAGTTGTGTCCACCTGAAAGGAAACGAGAACATCCGTCGATGCTTTCGCAAGCGCCTGTCGAAGCTTGTATGTGGCGACCTCTACCGACAGAGCGGCATGTTTACTTCTTCGTTGCTCCTTGCACAAGCTAAGCGAACGAAGCTTTCGGACAAGTTTCGTTAATGAGAGCGGTATCTGGGCATGATAGGCGTTGATGAAATGAACTCGGCTATCTATCGGAAAGCCTGGTTGGCCTTGATTTTCGTCAAGGCAAATGGCGGTGACGTTATGTCCTCTTTGCACAAAAGCGTTTGCCATGTCACAGAAAACCTTTTCTGTTCCGCCCTTGGCATTGACGACGCGCCAAGTATTGACGAGCGTGATGTTTAATTGACGGCTATTCGGGGGGGGGTAACGGGTTGATACATATTTAATATGAATGCAAAAAAGGCTCACGGTTGTTGGCTCAACCATGAGCATGGTACGTACACATAACTTTATCACACCGCCTTCTGGCGGTTTTTTTCTTATGTGGAATTTTATTGTCAAGGCGCTGAAAGAGGCGCTGAAGGAGAAGGTGACTGAAATGACGAAGGAAGAAGTGAAGGAATGGCTCGACAAGATCGGCGTCAAGGTCGAGGAAGTGACGGACGATCTCATCGCCAAGGTGGAGGCCTAGAAGGCTCTGCTTGATGCGGAGACGCGTCGGAAGATGCGCCTCTTCTGGGGCCCGGTTGGGCTTTTGATTGGCGCGGTCGTCGGCTATGTTTGCGCGGCCTTTTTCTGAGAACTGCGGGGTTTTCTCTTTTCTTTGAGCTTCGCGTCCCTAAACCAACATCGACTCCTCTGAGGATATCCCTCGGGGGATTTTTTTGTGCGTGTGTGCTTGAAGTCTCGTCAGAGACTCAAGGCATGCGGGAGGTTACATGCCATACAGAGATTTGAGTGACGGGCAGATTCTGGCCGCCGCAGGTGGTTTTGCGACGATCTGCGGTTGGCTTTCGTACCTGCTGAAGGTACAGGAAGGAAAGGCTTTCACATGGCGAGAGTTTTTGCTCCATGGAGCGATCAGTGCTGTATGTGGGCTGATCAGCTACGAGGTGCTTTTTTACGAAGGGTTCCCGCCGCAGTTGTGTGGGGCCTTGAGCGGCATGGCTGGGTGGGGCGGCACGCGGGTGATCCGTCTTCTTGAGGTTGTTCTGCAGAAGCGCCTTGGTCTGGATGAGGAGGATTTGAAATGAAGAATTTTGGCGAGTATTCGGCTGAGTCCGCGATGGACTTCATCGAGGCTTGGGAGGGGGCCGCCTGCAGGCGTACAAGTGCCCCGCCGGCATCTGGACAATCGGCGTCGGTCACACGAAGGACGTGACGGAGCACGACGAGATCACTTATTTGCAGTCGAGGGAGATGCTTCGTGAGGACGTCGAGGAGGTCAAGCGAGGGCTTGCGCCTTTCGTCAATGTTCACGTGACTGAAGGGCAGTTCGTGGCATTGGTGAGTCTGGCTTTTAACGTGGGCGTGAGCTACGTCGTTCACCAGTGTCCGCGCCTCATGCGTGCACTCAATGCTGGAGATGCGGAGGCGTGTGCTCACGAATTTCTCGATATCAACCGCGCAGGCGGAAAGGTGCTTGCGGGCTTGACCGAGCGCCGTCGCGCCGAAGCAAAACTCTTTCTCTCGGGGGTCTGAACATGGTCTATCTGAAATGGCTGGCACTCATGCCTGCGTCGTTCATTATGGCCATTGTTGGCCGCCTCCTCGCACCAATCCTGCCGTTCTTCGTGGACAAGGAAACGCACCGCCTGCCGGATTGGCTCTCGTGGTTTGCCACTGATGACAATGATGCCGACGGGGATCAGGGTCACTGGGAGCGTTGGCCGGGGACTGCCCCCTGGTCGACGTACAAGCGCCGCGTCGCTTGGCTTCTGCGCAATGTCTGCTACGGCTTCGACATCGATGTTCTCGGCGTTCGCGTCTATCCGACTGACGACTGGGAAGTTCGAGGAAACGAGGACGCCTCCGACACGAATGGCGTCTCGGGGACGTGTATCAGGCACTGTCGCCGCGATGGAAAACACATCGCTTTCCAGCTCTACTACATCAAGCACTATCGTCTATTCGGCAGGCCGTGCTGCGTGCGCGCGAATTTTGGGTGGAAGCTGTGGGCGTCTCGCGACAAGAAGGCACAGTACGTCGGTATCTACTTCAACCCCGTGAAGGGTTTCAAGCTGTAGGGACGGATAAAATTAAAGCCGCTCGGTTGTGGCGATCGAACGGCTTTTGATAGACCTTTTTGCACTGAGAAAAGCTCTTCAAAAGTACCCGGAACAATCGTTTGTACAATAATTCAACCTGTGTAATAGACGAAAGTTCTCGAGGCGTAAAATTAAAGAGGGCTTTTGAAGAGCTTCCTGAGGTTCTATGAGGACAATTATAGCTTCTTTATCCATATTCTATTTCGCTTTTCTGAAGGCTTTTATTGTGTCTGACCGAAACCTAACGAGACGAGAATATGCCGTTTATTCGGCCGTGTCGTTTGTATTGGTTCTGATGTTGTGGCTTGTGTTTGTCGGAACTGTGTCGGATATCGCGAAAGAAAACGGATGGGCTCTGATGCCGGATTTCATTGAAGAGCTCTACAGCCCGTGGGAGCGGACCTTCGGCATGATTTTGATAGGCGCACTTCTGGCTCAAATTCCAATAACCTGGCTCAAGTTCCACAGTTATCCAACACATCTTTCAAACGAAGGGGTTGGGAAGTGGCGCGGGGATATGGTGATGGACGTGTTCAACCGCAACATGCTGATTCTCGTGTGCTTTGGATTTGATCTTTATCGCAGGCTTCCTTAATGACGAATCGAGTAACATTTTTTGGTGCTCTAGCTCTAGCGATCGGTTGTTCCGTTGCTGGCTACCAGTATGCCGCAGCGCTCTACGGAGAGGATATCGCGGCCCTTCGCGAGGATTACGCATCCCGCTCTCAAGCGCTTGAGGAGAAGTGTCGTGAGAAAGAAAGAGTGCAGCATCAGTCCCTTGTCGAGGCGTGGGAAGAGCGTGACAAAGCTTTGGCTAATGTCGAGCGTTTGTCTGATGACGTTGACCGGGTGCGCAAGCAAGCAGCCGACGCTCGCAGTCGATTGTCCGCATCCGCCGGTGGTACCTGCGACGCTGAAAGAAAGCAGCTTGCCCGCTGCGCAGACTTACTCGAAAGAGGCACGGAGTTGGTTCGAAGAGGTGTCGAACTATCTGAGCGCACTGCGATAGACAAAGATGCTATGGCGATTATTGTGAGCCAGTGAAGTGCTAAACTCCCTGCAACAACACCGCGCAAGCATAGCCGGGGACGGATTGTCCCCGGGAAGCTCACTCCGCGCGGTTACCTATACGGGCTACGATAGTACCTGCGCTCGATCATGAGGAGCGCCGAGAAATCCTGTCCATGAAAATGCCCCACTTACCAGCAACGGTAGGTGGGGCGCTTTTTTTGTGCCTGTGAATATCGTTTGGCGGGGCGTACGCGTTCAGGACCTTTTGGACGAATTACAGATTTTCTGTAACGTATTAATGAACTGTGTAGTTGAGAGAAAGTAGTTTGGATATGCCTTTTTTAAGCTAGTGAGGTCGCTAACGGAAACGAGAACTAAGAATTTAGTCTCGTCTCCACGATAGCGTTCTTCCATTGAGCTATAGACATCTTCCGCCCAAGAAGACTGCTCTGCATCAAACGGCGTAAGGCTCACGGAATTGTTGGCGGTATCCAGAAGCATCAGCGTGTAATCCCCGGTCATGCCGCTCACGTGCTTTGCTGCAATCGTGACGCTTCGTAATTTTTCAAAAATCTTAAGCCGGCGTTCAAGTTCTACAAACTCTTCAATGAGAACAGGGATTGGAATGTCCTGAAGCTCTTCCAAAATCGGTGACTTTTCTTCGTGCGAAATCAGGGCGCTGCTGAGCTTGAAAAAGCGTTTAAATTCAGAGGATCCGTCTCCAGACTTAAAGGAAGAATGCTCCAATACTCCAATCGTCTCAACCGCAGTAGCCCAGGCGTGCTGTAATTGCGTTCGGATTTGAACTTCTACGTGAATTGCGTCAAGCTCAGGGTGTGAAGGGTTGCGGTATCGAAAAACTTGGTGCAGGCTTCTGTAGCCATCTTTTTTGGGCTTGTTTATGTAGTCGTCAGCAGGGACGATAGGCTCATGCTTTGCGGGAGACTTAAGCATGGCTTCGTGAAATGCTCTTACATCAGGCACGGTCGGAAGAATTACCCTCAGGCCTGCAATGTCTTGCATTTTGCTCAGGCGAGTTTTTTTACGACACAGCTTACCTATGATTGACGGCAGCCTTTTCATTCGCTGGGCGACCGTTGAGTTCTCATCTGTGAAGCCTTGAGATTTACAGCGGCCTCGCAACATTGCCTGAAAGGTATTTAACGCAGGGCCATGAGCTTGACGCCACAAAGACAAAGTCTTCATGGCTTGACTGATCTGTTCAGTGGTAGAGGTTTCGGAGCGAAGTATGTCGCCAGCCTTATTGACTTGAGAGATACTCGGAATTTGTTTTGGGACGGAAACTGACATTCAAGCACCTTAAATGGAGAAGAGGCCGTTGCCAACCCTTCATATACAGTTGTTTTTGCGGGGAAAGACGACGAGCGTTTTTTAGAATCTAACACAGAAAACATCGCCCCACCCACTATTCGGCGGATGAGGCGATTTTTTATGCCTTCTTTTCGGTTGTCAGTGTGAAGGCCATGCCAAGCATGTCGAAGGCGTCATCAAGAGCTTCCATGCTTGCACCGTCCTTAGTAAGGTCTACAAGGCGCTGTGCTTGCGTCTGGGAGACATTGAGCATTCGAGCCATGTCTGCGACGCGATAGCGGTTGTTTACCATGTAGTTCCAGAGCAGGATTTTTGCTTGAACGCGGGTAGGGACGCGAATCGGGTAGTCGTCTTCTGCGATGGGAGTCGGAAGCGGAATCGCGCGGCGTTTCTGACGATAGAAGAGTTCCATAGCGCCAGGCATCATTTCCGTTGCAAGCTCTGTAGCCTCATCGATGCTGTCAGCGTCGAAAATACATTCGGGGAGGTCAGGGCTACTGGCTTCAAACTTACCGTTGTCCAGAGGTTTTACGTGAAGTCCGTAGAACATATAATGTCTCCTTGGAGGTGATCGCCTTGTGTGGACGCCTCCCCAGAACCACTGGGGAGGACTTTGGTTGATTAAGAAGCGTTGTACTGATTACTTTTCAGTTCGGGGCTTCGGAGCCGATTTCCCTTCTTTGATCGTTCGTTTGAACTTGAATTTGATGATTCCCAAGTTGAGTTCGATCTGGAAGGTTTTGGTTTTTGACTTTATGTCCACATGGCATCACCTCCTTTTCATTAGTAATTATACCTATCTTGCTGAAAAAGTCAAGCTAAAACGGATAAATAAGCACCGCTGAAGTGGCTTTATTTGTGGAAGGATTACTTATTTTTCGGCATGATCGTGTCAGCCCATGCCTGCATAACGGGACGCCGTCGTTCAAGAAGATCGTCTCGTTGGTATGCGGCCTGCACGGACTTGAGCGAGTGCATCAAGCACTTTTCCGCCACGGCGGTGTCGACGCCTTCGCGCGCGCACCAGTCGCGAAATGTAGACCTGCAGCCATGCATTGTTGCCGTGCCGCCAGAGGCGTACTGCACCATTGTCGAGACATAGTAGCGAGCCACTGAGCGATTGTTGTAGTAGCTGCCCGAAAAGATGTACTCGCTCTCTGGCGTAATGCGCTTGAGCAACGCGATCGCCTGGTCAGACAGTGGGACGCGGAATGGCTCGGGCTTGCGGTCTTTCCTTCGTTCGGGCGGAACAGTCCAGACCTTATGCTCAAAGTCGATTTCGGACCATTTTGCGTCATTGAACTCAGCTTGTCGCGTGGCGGTGAGGACGCCGAAGACGAAAGCATTGTGCACGGGCCTGTCGACACGAAGACTCGCCTTCAGCTGATCGGCGAGCGCCTCGATGGTGTAGGCCTTCTGATGTTCGCGCCTATGGACCCTCGCCGGCGGCGGGAAGTACGCCTCCAGATTCCCTTTCCAAGTGGCGGGATTCTCGCCAATGTAGACGCCTTCACGCTTCGCGAGCGTGAAGATCGCTTCCAGTTGTCCACGGATCCTCGATGCGATTCTCGTCTTCTTTTCCCACAGTGGGTCTAGCACTTCGCAGATGTCCTGCACCGTGATGTCTGCGACTAGTTTGTGCCTGAGCACTGGCAGGATGTGATTCTTCAT